CAATAGAAGGAGATGTGCCACCACAAATGATACTAGAAGAAGCGTTAGGAGCAACAGCCAAAAGATGAGCATTACGCATCCCACTACCACCGATGTCAGGAGCTTCACCACGTTCTTCAGCGAGTCTACTAGAAGCTTCAGTGGCTCGTACTTTAATGTGTTGAAAAACCTTATGGTTGAAGCCCGAAGCGAAGATACCTTCAAAAGGAATGTTGTTTTGCTGAAGGTACGCATGGAAACCCATTGCTCCGAGACCCAACGACCTTTCTCTGTAAGCAGAGTAGGCAGCTCTAGTAAAGCCTTCTTTACCTTCTTTAATATACTTTTTAAAACGTTTAAAGTTTGCATTATATTCTCCAAGTTGTGTAGTGTCGATAGCGTTATCAATAAAATGTTGAATAACATTATCGAGCATCGTTATTAAATCATCTATAAACTGTTCGTTCTTTGACCACTTGTCAAAGTATTGTAAATTGACTGAAGATAAACAACACACTGCTGTTCTCTCTTCATTCGTTGGTAAAGTTATCTCAGAACATAAATTACTTTGTTTGATTTCTAGTCCTAAGTCTTTTTGTTTTTGTGGTAAAGCAGCATTACAATTATCTATGTTGACAATGTAAGGCTCACCGGTTTCTGCTCTAGCATTAATTAGTTGCCACCATAAATCTCTAGCGTTGACAACCTTTACAGCTTCTTTAGATTTAGGGTCAACCAATCTATACTCTGCATCTTCTTCTACAGCTTTTAAAAATTCTTTAGTAACATTTACAGCGTTGTGTAAGTTTAAACACTTCCGATTAATATCTCCACCGGATTCTTTTCTCATATTAATAAACTCTTCAATCTCAGGATGTGAAATATCCATGTAAGCTGCATAGCTACCACGTCTTGTTACACCTTGATTAAAGGCTAACATCTGAGAATCTACCACATGCATAAAGGGGATAGAACCAGTAGACTTACTACCGTGAGTAGTAGATATACCGTTAGACCGAATGTCTCCCCAATATCCACCGATACCTCCACCTGAACTTGCCAACCATATGTTCTCATCATAATGAGCTGATAAACCGATACGACTGTCAGGAACATAATTAAGGAAGCAGCTAATAGGAAGCCCACGACTTGTTCCCCCGTTGCTAAGTATAGGAGTGCTAAACATGAACCAACACTTGGAACTGTATTCATAAAGTCGTTGAGCAAGTTCAAAATCTGTATGACCTTTGTAGGTTGCTCCGAAGACTGAGGCTCTTGCGAATGCTTCTTGGGCATGGGTTTCTTCTCCTGTTAAATATCTATCTCTTAATGTATCAAGACTAAACTTATCTAGTCTTTTTTCGTTATCATAATTAATCTTTATTCCTAAGTATTCCTTTGGTCCAACTTTATCTTCTACCACTTACTTTCTCCTGTGTTCAAAAATTTATGTGCATCATCGTGTATATCAAGCATTATTATACCATAATGTAATATCTTTAACAAGTCTTTTCTGTTATGTCCGTTTTTGTTTCCATAACGTTTTGCATATTTTATTATGTTACCAATACAAAAACCTGTACCATGTCCTGAATCAATAATAACATCGGTTGCTTGATACTTATCACTTGCATAATGCTGACCATAAGTGTCATTAACATAATCTTTTAATTCTTGTAATAACTTATCTTCATTAAATTTATAATTAATCTCTGACACTCTTCCATTCCTCCGGTAATGTTTCTTCACTGAACCATCTAAAGTTATTTGTTTCTGCCCATTCAGCATGAGTTCTTTTTGTTCCGTCTTTTCTTACTTTAGCTCCGGGCATGGCTGAGTAAGGCTTTTGAAATAAAAATACTAGCTCCATGTTTTGAGGTAATGCATCTCTTATCCAAATGTATTTACTATACTCTGCATAATCCCAAAACCTACCTTTAGCTTCTAACAAAATAGTTTTATCATCAAACGTTCTTGCAAAATCTACTTCGTAATCTTTTTTAATTATGTACTTAATAGATTCATAGTGGTGTTTCCAACCACCTAGTAAATCTTGATGGATATCATATTCCCAACAGCTATCGTAGCCTTTAGGTACGTTTACTTTTTTTGGTCTTGCTTTTCTTGGTACTCTTTTAGGCATTTATATTCTCCAATTTAATTGATGGGTTTTTCTTTACTTGCTTGTAAAACCATCTTAATGTATATGCACTTAACATAAATCTGTCATTCGCAAATATATGTGTTTGATTAGGTAAAAATTCTTCTAAGTTTTTTCTATTTATTTTAGAAGTATCTTCTCCTTCCGGTACCATAGTACGTAACCATTCTATTAATAAGTCTTCGCTTCTTCTTCTTAACTGTTTAGCTTTTCTTCCATTCATTTGTAACCTCTATAACTTTTGGTGGGTTAGGTGTTTGTGTTAGATATCTAAATCCATTAGCATATCTAAATACTCTTAGTCCCTCTCCCTCGTTAGAATCTTTATGACATTCAAACTTATGTCTACAATACATGCACTCACGAGGAAGTTTCATGTTACCTGATTTACCATCGGGTTCAGGGTTGTAGCATAAGTCCGGTGGATTAGCTAACTTAACAGCTTTCTTAACTGCTGTAATCTTTTTCTTGATGTTTGGTTTATCAAACTCATCGGGTCTAAATAAAGCTAACTCTCCTGACTCTTTGTTCATAGCAAGGAAGCCACCGTTACTTGTACCTTCTGCTGCTTCATAACCTGCAAGTTGAGCTAGATAGCCAAACGTATCTTGTTCTGCAAGAGTACCGTCTTTGAACTTTTTGAATGCAAAACTTGAAGCAGTTTTAATATCAACAACTTCACCATCAATCACACAATCCATGTGACCTTTGATTCCACTGACTGTTATTTCTTTTTGTTCGTTTGTAACTTCATGTCCTGATAGTTTTATCAGAAACAAAAGAATCTCCTCAAGCAAATGCCCGTAGAGAAACTTAATAAAGACATGAGGTGGTATCTCTTCCGCTTGATTTTCACTTGCCCTCATATCAAACCACAATTGACGGGGCTTTCTACCTATGTTAGACATACGTAGTGTAGCATCCCCACGTGGTTCAGGATGTGACCATTGATAGAGAATCTGTTTCATAGACTCTCCAAACTGCTCGATAGTATCTTCGTTTAGGTCAATGTGCTCACCTTTCGACAAGACACTAATCTTATTATATATGTCAGATACTAATGTGTCAAGTTGTTTCTTAGTTTTTTTCGTCATAATCTTTAAATGCCTTTATTACATCACTAGAAAATAACTTTTGTAAATTTACTAAGTACATTTTACTAGCTTTATTATCACCACCTGACACTGTTTTAAAGTAATCAAGTTTATCAACTATTGTTCTAAGTACATCTGTTTTAAAAACTAACGTACAGAATTCATTATCTCCAACACAAAGATTATGAAACCAATAATCTGATTCAGTAGCTTTGATGCCTGAAGGTTTATTCCAACACTCATATTCAATAGCAATGTTTCCTGTCTTCATCCACATGCCACGTTCAGATTTAACTTCAACCTTTTTATTGGTAAGCATATCCGCTACTTTTTCTTCACGTATTATACCATACTCTAAATCAATGTCAAACTTTTTTCTATCTTTTTTAGTGGGTTTCACTCCAATCCCTCCCTATCTTAAACTCTCCATCTAATGGACATCTAAGATTATAATGATTACCTGCATCAATAATACTTTGGACTGCAAGTTGCCCTACCTTATTAGCTCTACACTCAGGTACTTCTATTTGCCATTCATCATGGATGTTAGCAACAAACTTAATAGGTGTCATGCTTAACTCTAAGCGATTATTAAGTAATGTTAATGCCTTCTTCATAACAATAGCACCTGCACCTTGAAGTAAAGTATTCAAAGCTGCATGATTGTTTCTTATGTATAGCTTTCTACCATCTAATCCTTTGAGATATTTTTTGTTTGCTGCTCTTTGAACTCTGTCTCTAAGAGATTTAAATGAAGGTTTATTATCGAAGAAATGTTCTCTAGCTCTTTTTCCATCTGACGTATTTCCTCCAACCACTTTGCCAAGCTTTTCATCTCCTGCTCCGTACATAAGTGCATAGATGAATGTCTTTGCCTGATTTCTTGATTCAAGTTTTGCAGCTCTTTGATTAGCTGTGTGTATGTCTCCATCGAGTATCTCCTTTGTAAATTCTTCGTCTTGCATATAGTGAGCTAACATTCTTATTTCAAGACCACTAGCATCAACACCTAACAAAACATTATCTTTTTCAACTGCCCAACAAGCTCTACACTCTTTACCATACGGGCTACTTATTGAAGGAACTTGTGCCATGTTTGGATTACGATGTGCCATACGTCCTGTTATCGTACCATTAGGTATCACAAAACCATGCACTCTACAATCATCCTCTACTGCCTGTATCCATGAATCAACTTGACCAATACGTTTTTGTAATAGTAAAAAGTCTGCTATAAGTTTAGCTTCATGGATGTGAGTTATCTCTGATAAAGTTTTCTCATCAACAATCGGTTGACCTGTTGGTGTAAATCTATCAGGCTTCCAACCAAAGTCAATTAAGTATTCGCCAATTTGTTTACGACTACCAAGATTAAACTCTTGTAGTTTCTGTCGCATGAATGGTTCATAGTTCGCAGTGTTTAAACACCTTTGATACTCATCATCGGTAAGTCCACGCTTTGATAAGTTACCATCTTTTTTAATATAAGGTGTAACTAACTTTTCATCTACCCACTTAGGTTTAAATGTAGTGTGTACTTCGTCCTCAATCTTTTGCTGTGTTTCTCTTAGTTCAGCTAAAAGTATTTCTGCTTTTTGAAGATTGAAAAAGAAACCATTTACTTCTTGTTGCTTCATAATCTTTGCAACATCATGTTCAAGTTTAATACAATCTTTAGAAAAACCTTTTGATTCTTTTCTAAGTTCTTGAAGTACAAGAGTATTTAATTGTACATCTCTAACACAATAAGTCATCATCTCATTAGAATAGTTTTGATAATCACTAAACTCAATCTTAGGATAACCTAGTTTGTAACCCCATGATTCTAAACTATGACCTGCTTCTCTAGTTGGATTAAACAATCTAGATAAAACTAAAGTATCTAAAACTTCTATGTTAGATAAATCTACATTACCAAACTTCTCAACCATAGGTATATCAAAGCAAATAATATTATGACCTATCAATCTATCAGCAGTAGTCAAGAACTCATAGCCTTCGTTTAAACGGGATGGAGGAAACTTAAATATCTCGCCTGACTCAGGATTCTGTGCAACTATGCAATGTACCTTTGTCGCTTTGACATCATCTGTTTCTATATCAAATACTAAATCCATTAGAATCCCTCATCTGCATTTGGGTCAAACTCTATATCAGAGTTATCAACTTCATGGAGTCTACCTGTTTCTCCATCATACATAACACTACAAGCAAGACCTACATCGCCTGTATATCTTGATTTAAGAACTCTCATTCTAGTAGTCCTCGCTTCATCAGGGTCATCAGACTGTTGGTTTCGTTCTAATGCGATAACACAATCAGACAACTGACCTATACTATTAGAGCCACGAAGGTGTGAAAGGCTTACCTCGATGCCATTCTCATGTCCTTTGTTACCATCAATCCGTCTTAGATGGGACACAAGAATTATACCTGCACCTGTTTCTTCAACTAAACTTCTTAGTCTAGTCATAATAGAATCAATAGCACGTCTTTCATCACCCTCATGTACAGCACTAACTAACATATGTAAGTGGTCAACTACCACCCACTTGCAGTCGCACCCGATTATCATAAAGCGTAACTTAGTAAAGATGTCATCAATATCGTTAGTCCCAAAATGCGAATGAACCCACACCCTGTTTCTGTTATCTCCATCGTACAATATGTCGAACATCTTATCTAGTTCTTCTTTACTAAATCGTTCTCTTACTTGGTCGATATACAACCTAGCATTAGCTTCTATTGATAGAATACCATCAATGGTTCTTCTCCAATCTTCTTCTAATGCGATGATACCTACATTATCAGTAGTCTGCTTGACCAACCAGTGTTCGATTTCTCGAGTCACACTTGATTTACCAAGACCTGTACCACCCGTAAGAGTAACAAGCTCTCCCTGTCTCATACCATAAAGCTTTTTATTTAAGCCTTCGTATGGGTAGGGAATGCTTTCCTTCTTCTCTCTGTTATGAAACTTCTCTCGTTGTTCCGTAACATTGATAACACCCGAAGGTGTATAAACTTTAGAAGCCCACCATGCCTCGACAAACTCTCGATGTTTGTTTTCTCGAAGCATTTCATTAGGGTCTTTCCATCCATTGGGAAGTGTGAGTATCCTAGCTTTGCCCGGCTTAAAAAGTCTAGCAACCTTGACGGATGCTTCCTTACCAGCTTTATCATTATCAAACGCAACAATAACATTTTCAAAGTCATCAAAGAACTCAAGACTTTCCTTGACATCTCTGACTGCACCTTGAGCACCACGCTTTATGGATACCACAGCCCACTTGCTACCAAGCAATTCGTAGGCTGCCATTGCATCACACTCCCCCTCCGTAATAGTGACATACTTGCCACTCTTGAACAACTGTTGACCAAACAATCCTGTTTCATTATAAGAGCCATTGACAATAAAATCTTTATTACCAACAAGTCTTATCTTGGTAGCGGATACTTCATGTCCATTATAGAATGGATACAAATGTTTAATGACATTACCTTGTAAGTCATGTACAACTTTCACTCCATACTTCTGAGCAGTAGCCTGAGAAATACGTCTATCAGTTAGAGCAGAGAAACTGCCTTCACCAATATTGTTAGGTTGTTTAAACGTGGTTTGGTTTGTTGTTGTTTGCATATCTTTTCCTTTACATGATTCATCATAGTTAGGCATGAACTCACCACAACTGAAACACTTTGCTGAATCATCTTCATTGATTCCAACAGCATCACTGCTATTACAAAGCGGACAAGGTTGATGTAACTTCTTCCAAGTTTTCTTTTCCATGTTAGCCCTCATTAACTTTAAGTGTCTTTAGAAACTACTGACTCGTTCTCTAAAGTAGAAGGGTCATCTCCAACGAACTGACCTTTCTCATCTCTAGCACGTTCAGTTTCTACAATTGCCTCATCACAATCAACAAGCAACTGTTCTAAGTTAGCTCGATGTGTTCGTGAAGCAAAGTCTAAAGCCTCGATAGTGACTTGCAAGTTTCCAACTTTCTGCACAATAACTGTAGCTTCTTGTTTCTTTTGCTCGTCACTAATTAGGTTGATGTCGAAGTTAGTTGTAACTCCTTCATCATTCTTGATAGTAATAATCATAATTAAAACTCCTCGTTATCATCTTCAGGAACTTCGCCATACTCTACAAGGTTTTCAACCTTAACAGCTACAAGCTCCCCATAAGTTCCACCATTAAATGAATATGGTTTTACTTTAACAACTACATCAGAGCCATTACCAATAATAGTATCTAATGCATTACCATCCGCATCAATCAACTTTGGTCGAGGTA